ACTGCCTTACCAAAGAGCAGGCGTGGAGTATGCGTCTAAAGCCCGTAGAAGTTTTATCGCAGACGAAATGGGACTTGGAAAGACGATACAAGCGATAGCGACACTGGAGTATTCGTCAAAAGATAGCGAAGTGTACCCAGCAGTAATCGTCTGCCCCCCTTCACTTGTACTGAACTGGAAGTCGGAGTGGAATAGGTGGTTGCCTGATAGACGAGTTTCCGTTGTAACCAACCGTAGAGAGATACCAGAGCCCCGTTCATATGATGTGCTCGTTGTCGGCTACTCAAATATTTCTCACTGGGAAAAGCAACTACTTGCGCATAACTCTTATGTGTTTGACGAGAGCCACTACGCCAAAAGCCCAACGGCACAGCGAACTAAGTCGGCTATAAAAATGGCAAAGAGCGCCCCTAAACACGGGATAGTCCTATGTCTTACTGGAACACCCGTAACCAATAGACCAGCGGAGTACGCCAGCCAATTAGACATAATCGGAAAACTAAAAGAGTTTGGTGGCTTGTGGGGATTTTACAGACGGTATTGTTCAGCCTTCCAAGACAGGTTTGGTCAATGGAATATCAGCGGTCACTCGCACCTTGACGAACTCAACGACAGACTTCGTGGTACTTGCTATATCAGACGAACCAAGTCGCAAGTGCTTACTGAACTGCCACCCGTGATACACAGCACCCTTGTAGTAGAGGGAACTGATGCGGGGCTCAAGGAGTATCGGAAGGCAGAAAAAGACATAATAAAGTACATAACCGATAGAGCAAAAGAGATAGCGATAGAACTCGGGGAAAGCCCGTACTCGGCTTCGGTTATTGCGAGAATAAAAGCAGAAAGCAACGAACATCTAGTAAAACTCTCGGTACTTAGACGGCTCGCTGCGAAAGCCAAAATGCCAATGGTTGAGGAGTGGGTACAGTCCCGCATTGACGACGGTAAGAAAGTTGTAATCGCAGCGCACCACAGAGACGTGGTAGATGAACTCGCACGAAAGTTCGGCAACCTTCGTATTCAGGGTGGTATGTCGGTTGAGGAAGTGGAAGCACAAAAAGCAAGGTTTCAGAACGAACCCGTAGAGACTGCGCCAGTCATTGTGTTATCTATTCAGGCTGCGAAAACGGGTCACACGCTTACAGCCTCGCAAGACATACTCTTTGTAGAACTGCCATACACGCCAGCAGACCTAGACCAAACTTATTCACGCCTTCACCGTATTGGTCAGACAGGAAGCGTTACGACTACTTATATGCTCGTTGACGGGACTATTGACGAGGAAATCTATGCGCTCATAGAAAAGAAGCGCAAGGTGGTGAACGCTTCAGTTGAGGGTGGAGAGTTCGCTGAAGGTGGCAACGCTACGCAGTTGGTACTTGACTTGCTCAACCGATATCGATAAGCCCCGGATTTTACTCGGTTTCTTTGGTTGGAACTCTGCCCATAAGTTCGTCAGCAATTAGTTTTGCGTACTTTCTGCGCAGTTTCCATACTTTTTGGTTCATTTCAGCCATTGCGTCAGTGTTTCGTGCTTTCTTTATGCTGTCGCTGTCAAACACGCCGTACTTTCTGAACAAGATGTCGTCAATATCGTTGTTTTCTATCATTATGTCGGTAATCCAATGGCCCCGCTTGTCAATGCTGAGCAACAGTTCGCAAAGACCCTCAAATCCAAACTCGTTATAGACACGATTAGTCACTAAGTCACAAAAATGCGCACGATACATAGTCTCGGCTTCGGCAGTGTGCGTCATAAACTCACTCAGCCATACGGCGAGTTCTTCTTTTGACGGAATATCACCGTCTTCACTGTCAAACTCAAAGTCGTCTTCCATTAGCCTGCCTTCCGTTGCGCCGGGGCTCTAGTAATCAATGATACTTGTGGCAACTGTCAAGCCAAAGACAGAATAACTTCTTGCGCTAACACTTTCTTTTGTGTCACCCACGAGTTGTTGTTCATTGAGGCAAGCGCCCGTTCATCTGCTTTTGCGTCACGATAATGGTCAAGGTATTCAGCAATAGCGTTGTAAGCACTCCACCCGTTATACCCGTAGCCACCTGCGTTGCGTTCGTTGTCATACACGCCACGAACTAATGCCACTACCCCGTCACGGTTTTTCTTTTGTCTCTCCGTACCGTTCATTTCGTTCGGGAATACCTTGTCAAGTATCGTTGCGAGTTGCGCACTTCGTGGTGGAACGTTGATAGCAAGCAAGCGATTAGCCGTAAGTTGGAATGACTTCGCCCACTCCGTTGATATTTCTAGGACTTTTTGCGCTTCCTCAATAGCATTATCAGCGTTACGAGTGTGTCGTGCCGTGAATACCCGACGAGCCGACGACTGCCCTGCGATTACCGTGTTTTTACACACCGCACGAATTGAGGTATTGGCAAAGGTGATAGCCGTCTTACCGTCGTGTCCGTTGCGAACTAGCAAGTAACGGTCTATCTTGTCGTTGATACCCGTAGGGTCTATGACGAGTTGCCCCAAGTCAAGCGAACTAAAGAACTCTCTACCTTCGTCAAGTACGCCACAAGTATCTACTACTGCGTCGCCCTTAGAAGCCCCGACTATTGCGAGGGCATACTCCAAGCACTCACGGTTTTGCTGTACGACATAGCGAGTGCCAACCGTAGCAAGTCCGTCAAAAGTGCCGTCGGGGTTCACTCTCACGGTTGCCCGACTGTCCTCAATAACGACTGGCGTATTATCAGGATTTCTGATTAGGTTGCCCTCTGCGTCTACGACTGCGACTTTAGTAGTGACGACATCAAAGTCTGCTTGCGCCGCCTGAAGCATTGCCTCTGCTGTTTGTAGCCCCTTCATAGGCACTCCAAGCCTATGCCACGGGACTTCACGGTCTGCGTAAGCCATTTTCGCTACGCCCTTAGTGTCTACTTCTAGCATATGCGCCATAACTTCGTGCCTCTCGCTGTTACTTCTAGTTAGATTTATCTAAAGGCAAGCATACACTCGCCCCCTGCCTCACAGTGTATGCCGGGGCTAGCTCGATATAACAAAAGGGGGCAGGCTGTAACACCTACCCCCTTCGCTTTCGTTTTGTTAGTTGTATTCGTTGGTTAGCCAGTCATCACTTGACTTAGTTACTGGCGTAGCGAACTGACCAAATAACTGGCGAGCATATGGTGCGACAATTTCAGCGCCTCGCTTGACGGTCTGAAACTGCGTCACCTTTCTACCTGCCTTGTATCCAACGGCACTACCTAAGCCGAACGATACGACTGCTGTCATTGTTAGTAGTACGAGTACTGCGATTATTTCTATCACTTGCTTCCCCTTTGTTAGTAGTAACTTACCTACCTAAGTATAGGGATAGTCATAGTACTTGTCAAGTCACCCGTACGACACCCGTAGGCACTTGCGAACTTCATAGAAATACGACTTGTGCCGTGTTTGTGTGGTTGTATAGGTGGCGTGGTGGCTATAAGCCCCGGCTTTTCACTTCGCTTTGTCGTCTACGAACTCTGTATAAGCCTTCACTGCTTCATCAGGTGCGCCGTCTACTAGGTACTGATACATAACGCCTGCGAGGTCACGCCACTTGCCGTCACTAAGTATCTTTTCAGTAATTGTGTAGCCTTCGTGTTCGGTTGCCCAACTAATTGAGTGGGGCTGTGCCTTGTGGAGATAGGCAACGGCTTCGTAGTAAGTGCCGAAACTCTCAAGCACTGCGCCGTCTCTCGCTACTTCGTAACTAATCTGCGCTTCTGTGTTCACTTGTCAAACCTCACTTCTTGAGACACTCGGATTACTTGTCCGTACTTCGCTACTAGGTCATCAGTCGCTTTCAGTGTGTTGCCGTGACACCACTTGACTGCTAAGCCACTTAGGGTATCGCCTTCCTGAACGATTACTCGGTCAATATCGCAACGATAATTTTCGTCGCCTCGCATTGAGATAATCATTGCGATAATCGTCACGAGGAATACGAGTGGGAGTGTAATCAGGTCACGCTTGCTTGGTCGGTTTGTGTAGTGGTTGTTCATTGTCTGCCCCTTTCAGTAGGTACTAATTACACTAGGGTAGTTTGTGACAAAGGTCAAGGATTTCCGAGCCTTATATTCATTGGGTTATACCCGTAGGGCTACCCGTAGGCACTGCGCCAACCTCATAGGGATTAGTGGGTGGCAGGGCGAGTGTGCTACCACTACCTATGCCGGGGCTTCGAGCTCCCCTGTTCGGTAATGGCAGGTGGATTACTTAGTGACGGTGCGCTTCTTTGGTGACTTCTTAGCGACTGGCTTCTTTACAGTGCGCTTCTTTTCTGTCACTGATTTGTTTGGCGTGGGTAGCACTGTCACGGTAATCGCTCTAGCACTCTCAACCACTAGCACTGTCGTTGTTGTCGTTGTCGTTGTCGTAGGTGCTTCGGTAATCACTGGCTCACTCTCAACCACTGTCACTGGCTCACTGTCTGCCACTGCTTCGGCTGTCTCGGATACGGGTACTGTCGTAGTCGTGGGTGCGATAGTCGTAGTCGTAGTCGTAGGGGCGAGGGCAGTCGTTGTAGTCGTAGGTGCTACTCCGTTTACTGTTCCGTCACAGGCAATAGCACAGTCGCCATTGGTGACTACTGGATTACTACTAGCACCAACCAACTGATAGACGGCACTACGAGCGAGGGCGGTATCTATTCCGTCACGCCATAGGGCGAGCATAAAGTTAGGGCGATAGCCGTTGCCACCTGAACCGTGACCAATACCAACTCCGACATACTCACACACTGCGAACCATTGGTGCGCTTTCGCTATCGCCTTACCTAGTGCGCTATGACCACCATTGGAATAGGTAACTAATCTCTCAAATGCTTCAGTGCCTATCTCGGTGTCAATAATCGTTATGACTGTCGGTTGTTGTGACGAGGGTGCTTCTCTCGGCTCACTACACTCACTTGCTCTCGCTTCGGTGATAGTGGCAAGGGGTAGCGATAGCGATAGGGCTAGGGCTAATGCGGTAAAGGTTCGTGCTTGCTTCATAGTAACTCTCTTTCAGTATGGGCTACCCGTAAGGCTACCCGTAGGCATTGGAATTTTTTTACTTTTTTTCGCTTATCCACTCACCACCACTGGCGAACACTGTCTCTCCCTCATTGGTGAAACTCCAAGCGTAATCGCAACAAGGCTTTTGCTCATAGGGGCTAGGGTGTGCGCCTTTCTCTAGTGACTTCGCTAGTAGTGGGAATGTCTCCAGTAACTTGACGATACAAGCGTGGCAGATATTCCACGACTTAGGTTCACTATCAGACATTAGAAACTCAAGGTTGTCGGTGAAACCACCATAGAAACCAAATGCTTCATAGGGTAAGCACCAACCACTGTCTAGTGTTGTTGCTGTCGGGTGACTTACGAGCTTGACTTCATCACAAGCGTCACACTTCACTGCGTTGCTCATAGTGCGTACTCTCCACGCTTACGGCGATAGTGCGATACAAAGTCATCACTGTCGTAGTCACAAGGCGTCCACACTATGTCGGCTTCGCTAAAGGTGTCGTCAAGGTGTAAGCGAACTACTACATAGTCAAATGCGTCATAGGCGTTGTATGCGATAAACCTCATACAGCCTACGAGAGTGGAACGGTGTTCATAGTGACTAGGTAAGTCATAGCGAGACATACTCCAAGCGTCGCCATACGAGGGGCACTCTACCACTGCGTACCTGCGTCTATCTTTCTCAATAGTCATAGTGTAAGCGTAGGGTAGGTGATATCAGAATTACTAAATGGGGTAAGCAAGTAGGTAAGGGTAAGCAACAAGGTAAGCGAGTAGGTAGGTAAGCGAGTAAGTAAGTGGGTAGGCAAGTAGGCAAGTAGGTAGGTAGGTAGGTGTTACCCGTAGGCTACCCGTGTGCCTTGCGTTAGTCATACTCTCTCAACTTCAGTGCGCAATAGATAAGGGCGATACCTGCTAGGCAGAATAACTCAAGCACTGTCTCACCACTCATTAGTCATTGCCTTGCGTATCGTTGTTATCCACTGCGTAGTCATTGCTATCAAGCGTGAACTTAGGCATAACGAATAGCGTGTTGCCTATGCTGTACGCGTTACGGCTTGCGTTGTAAATTGCGTCAGGGAATAAGCGAACTAAGTCAATTGCTTTCAGTGGCGTATCGCTTAGGTGAACTATGTTGCGTATTCGTGCCATTGTCGTTGTCGTTCGCTTTACTTCGTACTAGCGACTGCGTGTGCGTAATAAATGTCATCACACCACTCTGCCAACTTCACTAAGTCGGCAACTAACGAACCTTGTGAGTTGAGTAAAACCCGTAACCCATTAGGCAGTGTTTGCGAACTGCTGTCACCACTGCGTGTTGTGTTGTGTATCGCCGTGATTAGGTCGCTAGCAATTTTTGCTATGTCACCAAAGTCGTTTGCGTTGTGTACCATAATGCTCCCCTTGTGTAGTAGTTACGGTAAGCATAGCGTATGCGATATCAGATTTACAAAACGCTTTCCAGAGTGGTAAGCGGGGCTCTTTCAGTCACTACACCCCACCAGTGGGCACCCGTATTCCAAATTTTTCACTTCACCGTATTTCAACTAGATTTATCTAAAGCGGCTCTTAGAGGTCTTCTTCTTGCCTTTTGCTGCCTGGTAGGCCTCCATGTCGTCTATCGGCGTTACAAGCTCTCCTATGTTCGTCCAGTCCGCCTTCTCGCCCAAGTGCATGACCGCTGTCTTGACTTCCCAGCGCATCTCAGCGTCGAATGCAATGTCTAATAGTTTGATATGTAGCTTGTTGAGGTCGTATATGGTCATCGGTGATGAGTCGCCATACCTGAAGTGTTCTCTGAGTGCTGCAGATAGCTCTGCGTAGTTTCCGTCAACATGAATGATGTCTTCAGGCTTTGTGATGTTTGTAGCTATGTAGCCATATGGCTCTTCCATCAAATTGAGAAACGTCCGCATGAGTTCTCTCATTTTTTGAGTCCCAAAACCGGCTTCTTCTAACTGTCCAAGGAGTAGAACAATGAAGCATCCTTCATAGGTGAAGCTTCTGTCATAGCCTGAGACACCTGTCTGTATATAGGCAGGGGGGATAAACCCTTCTTTAATCCAGTTATCGAAAGTCTTGTACTGAGTTTCGGTGTAAAAGGAGAGCTCTTGCAGTGTGAGTGTAAGAGTTTGTTTCTTTTGTAGATGGAGAGCTTTGATTCTCTCTGTGTCCATAAGTGCCATTGTGTTGTTCCTCTAGGTGTAAATATAACAGAAGACGTGGCAAACCAGGATAAATTTAACTGAAAGTTGGCGCGCCGTTTTTCTCAGTTTCGTTATGCGTGGTAGCTACAAAATATATAACAGCTTGCTATTGCTGTTTAAATTTATCCAATAGAGGGCCAAAAATAAAAAAATCGCGGGGAAACCCGTCGCCTAGATTACAAGTCCCCGCCGTTTCGTTTTAATTTATCCAAAAGTCTGGACTCAGTTGTGAACTTTGACTTGTAACCGTTGGCCGTCATTCTTGCATTCATGGCGTCGTGTTCTTGTTTCTTTCTCTGCTGTCCGGTCAGCTGCAGTACGTGCTGTCCATAGAGCGTGATTCTGTATCTCTCTTGTCCCTTTGACCTCATCTCTTCTAGACAGCCGCTTCTTGCCAGATGCTTGAAAGACTCCTCAACATGATTGATGTAGTCCCTTCTGTTGAGTTGGAAGCTCCGGTAGTCAGCGCGAGTGAACCAGCCCTTTTTCATCTTTGCATAACACATGACGACATAGGCCTGGCTGCCTTGTTTGATTGGTTTTCTGTTTGGGATTTGATTTGTCATATTTAGTCTTTTTTGGTTCCTTGCCAGCTCAGCGAGTTGATGATTCTCGACTCCTCATGCAGTGCCATTGCGTATCCCCCAATGACCGTGCCCGTAGAATCAGCCACAATCGCATTGTGGAGCCTTGTGGCCAGCCCTTTCCATAGTTCTATTAGTTCAGCCGCATTTGTCGCGTCGTCGTGCATTACGCACTTACTGACAGGGTTTCGTATCTTCTCCAGGAACTGTGGGTAGTCCGTTTTTTGGCTTGGTTTGACTCTTTTTGCCATTCCGATTGATTTTCCGGTGGCAGTGACTACTTTTGGTTCTGTCATGGACCAGAGCCTATCTATTTTTTGGTTTTTGACAACCTCAATAACGGTTAATCGTACTTTGAACCAGATTTCTTGTGCGCCCAGTAGCCGTGGAAAAAACGATGCTCCGGGAGGAATCCGCCCAAGACGGCATGCGCCATCAAAAATAGGTCGACAACAACAACGTCTCCCTCATTCCACTCGTGAACCTGTCGAATGTCCTCGTTGTTGTGTATTTGTTTTGTAAAGAACAATGACAACTCAAGAAATCGTGCATCTTCGTAATCTGAAGGCTGCCTTCCATCAAAGCTGTGCAAGTAATAGGTCTCTCTATCGTATTTAAAAAGGGCGCTGAGTCTTAGGGCGTTTCTGCCAGATGGTTCATACATCTCAACAGCATCATGAAGCGCCGGAACCAGTTGGTGTCCTGGCTCGTCGAGCGACCAACCGTAAAACGCTGCGACTTTGCATTTTTTAAGAAAATCAGCATCGTCCCGACCGAGCATGTCATATACATCTGAGATATTTACAAACAAAGTATTTCCAACGCCGGTTTCACACCTGAACTTCTCCATGTTCCACGTCGCTCCAACAGCAGGGTTGTGGTGACCCATGTGCTCAAGGTGCCAGGACAAGAGTATTTCATCTTTTTTGATGTTGTGCCTGTTGTACATATTCATTGAGTGTGAGTGGTTTTCTTCATATGACCAAATTTGCTCACCAAATTCTGACGAGTTTGGATACCAGCCCATTCTGTCGCCGAACATCTTTGTTAAAAGCAGCTGTTCGGAGCGAGAGATACTAGTGCCACGAAAAACAATCAGTGCGTTCCTCTTGAAAGCATCTACGTAGCCATCAATGTTCTGAATGATTGACTCAAATGAATCAACAATGACTGGTTCAACAATTTTCATACTCGCAATAATCCTATTCCTTCTGTCAGCTACAACGATTCAACCAAATTCTTAGCCCAGTGCCAATGAGCATGTGAGCCAAAGTGACCCATGGGTCTGTTGTCCTCAAAATGAAGGGTTGACTTCTTTAATCTATCCAGTTCGACCTCTTCGATAATCAGGTCAAACTTTCTATGCTTCTTAGGTACCAAATATCTGTCATAACCATAATTGAAGCATCCATTAGACCTGTTTTTTAGGTCAACACAGCACTCCCCCGACCACATGTTATGTGAGTAATTTCCAAGGATTTCATTTGTCTCATAATCGACATAGGGGTTGTACAGCTGAAGATAGTTCACTGTGTATTTGTTCTTTACGTAAGATTTAAAGTTCTCTAAAAATTTGTACTCTAAATACTCACTTGTGTCTGTCCACATTTGCCAGCGCAGCACAATGTCGTTCGCCGCACACATTGCCTCCAACTCGCTCAGCGCTACTACCGATTGTGTCGATGCTTGTTCATTCGTGTAGGAGTTGTCGGTCATCCCCACATGGGTATGGCCATCGACTATCTCACCAGATTCCGTCGTATGTTGGTATCTGGTAATTTCTGGGAAATTGCAGAGAACTATTTCGGGGGCACCGTAGGTTCGGATGTATGTGGCCAGCATCCTTACCTGAAGGGCAATTGACGAACCAGGTTTTCCGAGGTTCACCACGTCGTCAATTCCAGTTAATTCTCCAACCACCGAAGGCCATATGAAGTTTTCCGGGACACCAACACCGAGAGTGTGCGAACATCCAAGGGCTATAATCCCCGTATCTTCATGAAAATCTTTTGACCTAAAATTGTTTATGTTAAAAGAGTAACTAAGAAGTTCCGGAGAAGCATATTCGCTCTTTAGGTTTGATGTATACGATGTATACGGAGAATAGCATTTCTCAAAAGATACGTGTTTGAACCCGGCACTCTCCCATGTCATTAACGGCTGTGGCGGTTCATGTTCTGCTTTGCTATTTATCATCATAGTGAGTCGACTAGGTTTTTTGCCCAATGAAAATGGGCATGCGAGCCAAAATGAGCCACTGGTATAGTGCCCCTAGTATTCAAGGTCGATTTTTTTAATTTCTCTAGTTCATTTTTTTCAATAATTAAGTCGTGTTTTTGGTATTTTTTAGGGACCGAATACCTATCATAACCATAATTGAAGCATCCGTTTGACCTCTTTCTCAAGTCACTACAGCACTCTTCTGGCCATGAATCATGCGAGTAATCTCCGCAAATTTCATTTGTCTCGTAGTCAATAAACAAGTTGTGCATATGGAGATAATTTGCGGTGTACTTATTCTTTACGTAGGAGGTAAAGTTATTCAACAATTTATCTTCAAAATTTTTACCTGTGCCTGCCCACATTTGCCAGCGGAGTACAATCCCGTTTGCATTGCATATTGCTTCTAAATCTCCAAGCGCCAATATGGATTGTGTCGCTGCTTGCTCATTCGTATAGGAGTTATCTGCCATACCCATGTAGGTGTTACCATCAACTATTTCTCCAGATTCGGTTATATGTTGATACCTAACAATTTCTGGGAAATTGCAAAGAACCATTTTGGGAGCACCATAGGTTCTGACGTAAGTGGCCAACATTCTTACCTGAAGAGCGATTGATGAACCAGATTTTCCGAGATTCACCACGTCGTCAATTCCAGTTAGTTCTTTAACAAACGATGGCCATATGAGGTTTTCTGGAACACCGACTCCGAGTGTGTGCGAACACCCAAGTGTCACCGTGTTTGTGTTTTCATGGAAGTCTTTTGACCTAAAATTATGTATATTAAAAGAGTAACTAAGCAGTTCTGGCGACGCATATTCAGACTGGAAGTTTAACGTATAAGAGGTGCGCGGTGAGTGACGCTCCTCAAATGAAATATGCTTGAAACCGATGGTGTCCCATGTCGGTGAAGAAAATGGAGCGTTTTTGTCAAAATGCGATGGTTTCAATGGCGCACTAGACACCAAATTTTTTTTGTACTCTTGCCATGGGCTCATGATGCTCTTTAGTATGTGAATCTGGATTTTTTACCAAATGCACGTCTCCAGAGAATCCGGATTATTTTACGGAATTTTCTAACTTTCATACTGCTATCCTACATGCAGATATTTATAGTGGAATGTAACGAATTCCACTTTTTGATGTCTTCCACATCGTTTAGTAACGGCTGACCCTTTATATTTAGGCTTGTATTGAGAAGAACTGGAATGCCTGAGTATTTCTTCCATTTTTTTAGCAGCTCATATAAACCAGGATGCTGTTCCCTGTTGACGGTTTGAACCCGTGATGTTCCGTCCTTATGGACAACCGATGGGATTAGCTCTGGTTTCTTGCATTTAAATGCGTACTGCATATACGGGCTTGGCTGACTCATTTCAAACCACTCCGATGCATGTTCCTCCATAATCACGGGGGCGAACGGGCGAAACAGTTCCCTTTCTTTTACGGTATTAACCAAGTCTTTGCACGAAGGGTCTCTTGGGTCGGCAAGAATGCTCCTGTTTCCTAGCGCACGTGGGCCATACTCGGCTCTTCCGTTTGCGACTGCCGCAATCTTGTTGTTTACAAGCTGACTGAATATTGAATCAACCGGGTATTCTCCGGGGACTGTTTCCCCAAGATAGGGGCTTTTCCAATCAAGGTGTTTGCCGTATATTGCGGCCGCCGCACCAAGACTGCTTCCGGCATCACCTGGATTTGGCATTATCCATACCTGATTGTAGATATCGAATAATTTCGTATTTGCCGAGCAGTTGAGCGCGCACCCACCCATGAATACCAAATTCTCTTTGCCTGTTTTTTTCTTGGCAAACCTCATGAACTCAATTAGTCTTTTTTCATACACGGCCTGCACCGCAGCTGCGATGTGAAATTTATTTCGTTTTGTAGGGATGACCGAAAATCCATTAACTCCGTAATGGAAAAGTTCTGTCTGTTCGTGTATGGAAGGAAATAGGGCGTTGATTTGAGAAAAGTACATTTCGGGGTCTCCGTATGCGGCCATGCCCATCATTATGTACTCTTCTTCGTTTGGCTTCAACCCGATGTACTCAGTGAATGCTGAGTAGAAAAGCCCAAAGCTAAATGGGTAGTTTTTGGAGTAAACCTGTTTTATATTTTCACCATTTCCGGTCCATATGCTGGTTGTTTCAAATTCCCCAATTGCATCCAGTACGACTACTACGGCGTCATCAAATTTGCTTGTGTAGTACCCAGCGCATGCGTGAGAGTAATGATGTTTGAAATTTGCGATTTTCAAATCTGCAAAGTACTCCTTTACGGCAGAGTAAGGAGACCCATGTCCCCCGAATATGCTCATTCGTGCCTTCTTCAGCAATGGCTTTTCGTAGTACCCAATCGCATCTGGCCTGCCATACTCAAGGGCGGCTTTTACTATGTTGTCATTTAAGTGCCAATCGTTCTTGACCTTGCTATATCTTTCTGAATGCGCAGCAAAAAGAATCTCACCATTCTCGATGACAGAAATCGATGCGTCATGAGAGCAGGCATTTACGCCAAATATAATCACTCATCCTCGTTGCTGATTTCGACTACAGAGTATTTCCCATAATGCAATTTGTTTGCGGCATACTCTGGGTTAAGTGTCTTACGCCATCCGCCAATTGACTTCATGAGAACCCCAGGTGCGCCGGTTGCACTACATGTCGTCCATGCAATATCTTCATATTTAGAAATGATGTCACCGATTCGCATTAGGGTGTGTTTGTCGTCCAGATTCGATGGTCTTGTGTAGTAGCGAAGACCGCCAAACTTTTCCTTAACTTGGTAAATCTGATAGTTGGGGTCCACTCCGGTCAGTTCTTTGTCACAATCTACGACCAGCTGATACCAGCCCTCATCAACATCTATTGACTTCCTATATCCCGGAACTATTTTTTGTTTTAGTTTTTCTATTTGTTTTTGCAGCTCTCGACGGTTTCCCAGTGTTATGGTGAATGAGCTCAGGTTGCGGAGGGCTGCGTCGACTTGTTGCGATTGTCCGTCTTTAAATTTCAAAGCCGTTATATTTATTGCTTGCTCAAGAGCGTTCTCTTTACTTGACGCAATAACAACTTCTTCAAAAATATGGTCAAGTCGAACTGTCCATTCTACGGCCGGTTTATTTTTCTGCATAGTGCGAGTCTAGTCTCTATTTAAAATCCAGTGGGCCCGGTGGGGATTGAACCCACGACCAAGGGATTATGAGTCCCCTGCTCTGACCACTGAGCTACAGGCCCTTGTTTTGTATCTTTTTGCTGTTTACTTTTTGAGCATCAGGATGCTCGGAGCCTTGGTGCATTCCGCAAAACGGAGTTAGGGACATTGCTCCGGATTTGCATTGATTTCCGCTTTTTGTTTTTGCTTGGCACCTAATGAATCTATTCATATTTATACTTTTCTATTAAAGAGATATTTTAAGTTGCATTACCACTTGGCTACAGGCCCCTTCTGCTGGAGTCTGGAATCAAATCAAACCACTCTTCGTCGCTATCTGTATGGATTTCACTGCTTGGTTTATGGTCGTGCGTCAATCTACTGCGAACCTTTTCGTATAGACCACTACTGATATCGTCGTATAGCTCGTGAGCAATTGAAACGTCACCAAGTTCAATAGCTAGCATCTCTGCTGTTTGTTGCCAGTCGGTGGCAATCTTTTTCCAATACTTAATCTCTGTAATCATGTCTTGCATATGTTCCTTTCGTGCCCCTGGTTGGAATTGAACCAACGTGGACCGCTACGGTTTCCACACCTTATAAGAGTGAGCCGATACAGGGGCGAGCATTACTCTGCCAACCTTTGTATTCGACCAGTTAGAAACATTAGTAACGAAAGCCCACCCCTACCATCTGTTTATGCAATTTTAATTTCATTTTGCATCTTCTTCCGGTGTTTGCTTGTCTTCGGTTTCTTCTAAATCTTCGTATGTTTCGTAAACTTCAATAAGCGCATCGGTTCCATTTGTCATCCCAGGTTTTTCGAGGCTAATAAACCTGCGTACAAATTTACGCTTCTCACCCACGTCGTCGTGCTCTGTGGTTCGTTACGGCAGAGGCGTATTTT